ATTCCACACTTTGATGTTGAAAATTTATACAAAAGTACAACGTTTAATTAATATACAATGTTCTTACGGTGTATTCTACAACAAGAATACATGGTGGAATGAGGAACTGAGGCTCAAGGAAGATTTCTGGATTTCCTGTTACATGAAGTACAAGGAAAGGAAGATACTTACTGACCTTAGATATAACTTCGAGCAGAAATCCACCTTCGTCAATTCAGGAGGTCTTGCTGCATTCCGGAACCAGGCTGAGGAACAACGGTCGATCATGTTAATCAAGAAGCATTTCGGTGATAGTATCAACTTGAAAGGTTCAACCAATAACGGTAAAGATAAGACAAAACAGCTTGTTCAGTACAATATAACATGCAAGTTTAAGTACTGAAAAAAGGCGTAAAAATGGCGAAGTCTTAGATTGCAAAACTTGACAATCTGATTTAACTTTACTGATGTAAAATAATAAAAGACAAGTTGTTATGATTATTAGAACCGTTAGAGGATATGATTTTTTTGAAGCATCTTCAGCTATGCAAAAGGCTGTAAGAAGAGCTGATACTGCCGTAGCCGGATACTTTGCTCTCGAGTTATGGACGAGTGGTTATAAGGATTATGTGTGGAAACGTTTATATACGATCTCTGCTGAAGATTGCTATGGACTTATTACGTCTGAAATTGAATCCTTATGGCAAGGGCATGAACTTGTAAGTAAAGGTGGAACTGAGGATAAGGGAAGGATATTTGTCAGCAAGGCTGTAATACTACTATGTGAATGTCGTAAGTGCAGGGATGCTGACCACCTGCAGAACTTCATATATGACAGAAATCTGATAGATGTTGAGAGGTGGATTGAGGATGTCCGGAAAAGCCCGATAATGATTCCTCCGTATACTTATGATGTACATACCCGAAAGGGTAAGAAAATGGGAAGAACAAAGGAGCAGTTCTTCAGGGACGAGCTTGAAGCTTTGGAACCCAGAATCCCTGGGCTGTTCGATAATCTTGTATAACCGGATGCCACGCATAGTCGTGGCATTCTTGTTTTATAAAAGTCAAACCAAAAAATATTGAAGCATGAGTAATAAATGTGATGCTAAGATGATAATCAAGAATCATCTTGATAAAAAGGCAAAAGAAGACGTTGTCTTTGCAGAAAAGTATAATAATTGTGGGAAAACTATTGATGACTGCTTTAACTATATACTTTCTGAAGCAAGAAAGAGAGGCAGTAGCGTATGCATGGCCGACGATGAGGTCTTTGGTCTTGCTGTACATTATTTTGACGAACTTGAAATAAAGGCCCCTGATAATGTTCCAGAGTGTGAAGTATCTGCCATTTCTGTATCTGAGGAAACATCTGATAAAGTGGAAGAGGCTTCTAAGGCAGAAAGTTTAATGGACTTGCTTGATGAAATGTAACCATGAATCCGAGAACGAAACGCGAAAGGCTGGTAGCCGAATTGAGTAGTAAGCTGCCAGCTATTACAGAAGCCCAGATACGGTGGGGGAAGAAACATTGTTTCCCACATAACGCATACAAGTGTAAGAATGAAATGTGGTGCAGTGAATGCGGAAGGATGTGGATTGACACTACCGGACAGAAGAAAGGTTACATACGGTGTCCTTACTGCGGTGAGCGACTTGAGATAAAGTCAAGCCGGAAAAAGAAATTACGTCAGTATGAATATATGACAATCGTTACAGCCGTTGACAAGTTTCAGGTGCTCAGACATATCGAGATTGGGAAACAAAAAAGCACGGATATGGGTGATATGTGGTACCATAGCATGGAAGTTTGCCAGCAGTGGATAACTGAGGATAGGAAAGAAACAGTAATGGCCAGGCCAATGAATATGGGTAGGAATGCCTGGATATACACACAGCCGATGAGCATCAAGAATTCTGTTGATTACTACGGATATAACTGTTATTCCATAAACGGTTGTGTATATCCAAAAGTAAAGCTGCTGCCTGTACTCCGTAGGAATGGACTTCGCACTTCGTTTCATGGAGTTACTCCGGCGGTGTTGATACGTGCTTTGTTGGGTGAAAGCAAGTATGCGGAAATGTTATTGAAAACCAAACAGTATAGCATGCTTGAATTTTACATGTATCGAGGTGGAATTTTCCATCCGTGGGCAGTGAATATCTGCAACCGTAACGGATATATCATCAAGGACGGCTCGATGTATGATGATTACTTGCATTTGCTTGATTATTTCCATTTGGATACCCATAACGCTCACTACGTATGCCCGAAGAACCTGAAGAAAGAGCATGACAAGCTGGTTGAGAAAAAAAGAAAGATAGAAGCAAAGATTCGGGCTGAACAGGAACGAAAAGAAAGGATTGAACGCATGTTCAGAATGAAGCAGGATATTCTGTCTTTCATCCGTAGAATCCAGCCGTTCCTGGGAATGGAAATCAAGGACGAGGATATTGTGATCCGTCCACTGGAAAGTGTTACCCAGTTCTATCAGGAAGGGAAGGCAATGCACCACTGTGTATATCAAAATGAATATTACAAGCATAAAGATTGCCTTATTCTTACAGCACAGAAAAATGGAAAACGCTTAGAAACAGTAGAAGTGAATTTGAAAACCTTCCAGATAATCCAAAGCCGTGCGGTTTGTAATGGAACTAGTGATTACCATGACAGGATAATCGAACTTGTGAACCGTAACATGGGGATGATTAGGAGGGCAGCTTCATAAATATAATAATAAAAACCTACAAAAATATGAGAATGGAACTACTATACCGGCAGCTTGATGCTCTTAAAATGGAGTATCAGAAAGCTTTATCGAAAAATGACAGGGCCGAAATAAAAAGGCTGTATGAAGATATACATAATCTCATCAAAGAAATAGAGGTCGCCAAAGGTGAGGAAATAATTCAGAAAGCCAAGGACTCCGGAATACTGGAGAAAACAAGCCGTATGATATGTCTGGTACAGCTTCTGATGTGTGAAACCAACGATCTGTTGTCGGAGATAGAGGATAATTTTAAGGAAAGCAGGATAATGACAGACAGCATTGTCTATATGCAGAAAGAATACTATAAAGCAGCGGACTTGTACTTCAAGGAATTTGCTAAGATAGTTGATTTCAACAAGAAAGGTGACGATATGTTCAGTGACCTAGAGGGGTTCGACAATATGATACGCATATTTGCCGATCTGAAGGATATGCCCAAGCCTGCATCCTTGATGGGCGGCTGCAAGCAGGCAGCATGGCTGGCCAACGGACGCAGTCAAATGTGTACGAAGTGCCCGTTAAGATATAATCCTGAAACGCTTATTTGTCAGGCTTGCGACAAGTCATTTAAAGAGGGCTTTCAGAAGGGGGCCAAATGGCTTGAAAAGAAAAGAATAGATAGAATAATGAACAAAGACAAGGAGGTGCAAAATGATAACAGAAAATGATCCGATGGTTCCACGTAAAGTTGGCCTTGAGAAAAATCCAAAAGGAACAGAATTGAAAATTGCCCAGCAGCGGGAGATGGAGAAGCATGGAAAGTATGTGGCTGTCCCAGGGGACAAGACCCACACAAGGATTTTCGTCCGCAACGGTGAGGATGCGGAAAAGAAGATAGCATCGTACTTGGAAAGAATCAATAGCCGGCCTCAAAGATGGAACTGATATGGAAGAAGTGAATAAAAAAATATTTATAGAATACGTATCCCACTTGTATAGCACCGATAAAAGCTATGAGGTTATTGGCCGAGACATCAAAGCGGTAAAGTTATTCCTTGAAAGCGATTATCAGGTAAGCCGTAAAGGATACAAGGCTTATATCAGAGAGAATGCCGTTGAATTATCTGACAAGCCATACATTAAAGACGCTCTATGTGGGTTCCTTAATTATCTTGGTATTGGATATTCACGCACACGAAAAGAGAAATCAGTTAAACCTTTGGAGAAGCTTAGCAAGATTTCAGAAAAGAACATGAAACTGATGAATGAATTTGTGTATTACCTTACACAGGATGAAGATTACTCTCCACATACACTGGAGATATATTCATTTTCGATAAAAAAATATTTCGAATACGCCAACGAGGTAACTGTTGACAATTACAAGCGTTTTGTACGGATGCTGGAGGATGAGGGATTGTCTCCAAGAACGATACGACTACGTATTACCGCACTTGAGCGATTCAGTAAATGGATGAAGAAACCGATAGAGTTGAAGCGCCCTAAGTTCAAGAAGGAATTGAATACAGAGAACGTGCCAACCGAAGCCGAATACAACCGGCTGCTTGAGTATTTGAAAACTTGTCATAACCGGGACAGGTACTTTTTCATCAAAATACTGGCTACAACAGGGGCAAGGGTAAGCGAGTTCTTCCAATTCAAGTGGGAGGACATCCTTTCCGGTGAAGTCACTCTAAAGGGAAAGGGAAACAAGTACCGGAGGTTCTTTTTCAGCAAGCAGTTGCAGGCTGAAGTGAAAGCATACGTGAAAGAGAGTCACAAGACCGGATATATCGCCGTAGGAAAGTGCGGAAGGATGACACAGCGGAGCTTGTGCCAGTCAATGAAAGAATGGGGCGATAAGTGCGGAATAGATAGAAGCAAGATGCACCCTCATGCTTTCCGGCATTTCTTCGCAAAAATGTATCTAAAAAAGAACAATGACGTGGTACAGTTGGCAGACCTGTTGGGACACGGAAGTATTGATACGACAAGAATTTATTTACAAAAAAGTTATGATGAGCAAAAAAAAGAATTTAATCGAAGCGTTGTATGGTAGCTTCATGTTTCTTGATAACCTTCCGGATTTGATAGACCGGGAAAACATTTACGATGAGACCGGACATGTGGATCTGGAGTTTATGACTGCCATCCTGCAATGGATGACAAGGATGTCAGATATAAGTGTAAAAGTGCAAAAGTCGTTGAACCGTATGTTGGGGTGTGACGAACTGGAGCAGAACAATAGCCGCAATAAGAATGATTCGGGAAGCAAATGGAGCGTAGAGGAAATTCTGAAACATTGTACGCTTGATGACAATATACTGAAATTACCGCAAGTACAATTCAACAAAAAGTCTTATGCGGAAGCGAAGAAATGGATTGAAGAAGCTGGAGGAAGCTGGCAGGGCGGAAAAGTGCAGGGCTTTACATTCCCTTTCAATGCGGATCGTGTATTCTCTATTCTTCATGAAGGAAAGCGGTGTAATTTACAGCAGGATTTCCAATTTTTTGCAACACCTCCAGAAGTCGCCGACTGGCTTGTGATGCTGGCCGGTGGCGTGCATGAAGATGAGAAGGTTCTGGAACCAAGTGCTGGTACTGGTGCTATCATAGATGCAATTCACCGAAGCTGTCCGGACGTAATTGTAGATTGCTACGAACTTATGCCGGAGAATAAGGAGATTTTATCGAAAAAGGATAATATACGTATTCTTGGAGATGACTTCACGAAATGTGATGTTGCACTATATGATAAGATTATAGCAAATCCACCATTCAGTAAAAATCAAGACATTAGGCATGTAAGGCGTATGTATGAATGCTTGAACTCCGGCGGTGTATTGGCTGCAATAACTGGTCCACACTGGGAATTAGGAAGCGAATCTGAATGTAAGGATTTCAGAAAATGGCTGGAGGATAATGGAGGGAAGAAATTCGAGATTGAAGAAGGAGCCTTCAAGGAAAGTGGAACCGGAACTAAGACAATAGCGGTGATATTAAAAAAATAATCGATGAAAACGAAATTTTATTACCTGTTCCTGGCAGTCATGTGGTGGCTGCTGGGATAGGTGGAAAGGAGAAGGATCATGAAGAAAAATGATATTGAGAAAGCGTCACAAGAATGTGCTGAAAGACTTGCAAACATAGCTTATGCAGGTGGTGGAAAAATTGGTAATGATGATTTGGAAACATCATTTAAAGCTGGTGTAGAGTGGTTTATGAATCATTTATTTCATAAAACGAAAGATGAAGTTCCGCAACCAATCGGTGATTATGCAAATGAGGTATATCCGCAAGTTCCTTGCTTAGTTAAAGGACATCTATCAACTGGATATGGTTATGGCGTACGGTATTGGAATGTGAAATGTCAAGTGTGGGATGACGAAGAATGCGACGATTATGAGTGCGACAAGGAAGCTGTAGAGGAATGGGCTTATCTGGATGATATTATTGGAAATATGGAGGACTGACTATGAGCAAGAAAGAAGAACAGGCATACGAATACTCAAAGAGAGTAAGCCGTGGCAATCCGATGACTAAGGATTTGGCTGAGTGCGCTTTCATGGTTGGCTGGGATGCCTGTATGAAGTATCTGGCTTTACTACCGTTGGATGAAGCCATCAGTGAGATTGTGAAACATATTGAAACCAACCGTTCGGACATGTCGAACAGTTCAAATTAAGCCGAAGTATGAAAGCAATATCCATAAAACAGCCGTGGGCGAGCTTAATCGCTCACGGTATTAAAGACATCGAGAACAGGACTTGGAAGTGTCCTAAGAAGTATATCGGCCAAAGAGTGCTGATACATGCTTCAAAGAATGCAGTAAAGGATGGATGGAGTGCACTAACACAAACGCAGTTAGAGAAAGTGTTTCCTCACAAGAATAAACTTTACGGAGATAATGAGTATCTTCCGAGTGGTGCCATCATTGGAAGTGTGGTTATAGCCGACTGCGTACAGAACCATCCTTCAGTCTGGGCTGAGAAAGGTTGCTGGAACTGGGTGATGAAAGATGCGGTTCTGTTTGACAAGCCGATTATAAATGTGAAAGGTAAACTTAGTTTTTGGAAATATGAATTATGAGTATGAAACACAAAAGACATCAAACGGGAAGGCTATTCAGCCGTGATACTTACATGTAGATGCTGATAAAAGACAGCCGAAGGAACTTTGAAAGGGCAGAAAGACTATTGGGTGATTTGAAACTGAAAAACCATATTATAGACGAGCTTGAAAAGGAGAACGAGGAACTTAAAAAAGAAGTAAACAAGCTTAAGGATGATGCGACATTTTATCACACTCAATGGGGAAAAGAGATAGACCTTTGTAAGGATTTGAAGAGAGAACTTGAATACGCAAAGAAGCGAAAATGGTGGATGATATGGAGTTTATAACTTACTGACAGCCCTTGTCAGTGCTTTGTGAATACCCGGTAACAGCTTTGTGGCGGTTATCGGGTATTTTATTTTCAACCAATTAAAATCAATAAGAATCTTTGGTAAATAGAATTCTTATCATTCAATCAAGTATGAAATGATGTCGTACAAATCTTTCAATAGCTTGATTATTGGATAACCGTTAAGTTGTTCCTGATACATAAAGTACATTGCCTTCACAGAAGCTTGCATGAGAAATTTTTTAAAATTCATAATAATCTTGCTTCCGATTATATCAGTCTACCGACATGGTATACTTCACCCGAAAAGCGAGATTGGCTTCTGCTTCTGCGAAAGTACTGAATCGTTTTTTTATGGTAGTTGCGTAAATGGGTAAAAGTGTAATTGATTGGGAATTAATTGTGTGTGAATTTTGCAAACTGATTAAATAAAAATTTGATTCATGAAAGCAAAGAAAAAACATGTTGTTGACCTGCTCATCAAGTTGTGTGAGTTGGTAATGGTATCTATTGTGTTATCATCATTGGTAATCTTAGGAGGTTTTGATATACCATCTGAATGGGTATATATACCTTCTGCGGTAGTTTCATTTCTCATTCTATATGTGTTCTACTGGGAGCGTGGAATATATTACTTTGTCTCATTCGTCGCGGGCGGAGTGCCAGGAAGGGTGTTCCTGAAGTTTGACGAGCGCGTATCTCTTGAGGTGATTGAAAATACAATATCCGGCCTGTATTCCGGTGAACGGGTACTTGTTATCGGATACAAGACAGTCAGCAGATATGAGTATGAATTGAATATCAAGTCCTGATGGAACATTATCAGGCCAAGGGAGTAATATTGATGATTATGGCTGTCCTGTTCTTCTATTCCATCGGTGAGGTTGAGCAGGATACCACACTCCTGATAATAATAGTGATGTTACTTGGTAACATACTGAATGTTTTATGTAAAATTCTAAACAAATTGTGATGATGAAAATTGTCGTAACCGGCAGTGAAGGCTTTATAGGTAGGGCCCTCTGCAAGAGTCTGAGAAATCGTGGTGTTGAAGTGGTCGGAATCGACCGTATGTGTGGAACTGAAGCTGCCGGCGTTCCGTGCCTTCTGGCCGGAGGTGGAATAGATGCTGTAATACATCTTGCCGCACAGACCAGTGTTTTCAATTCGGATCATGAAAAAATACTTCGTGACAACATTGATTCATTCGTAGCGATAGCTGATGGATGTAACCGGTTCGGGGTGAAACTGGTGTATGCCAGCTCCTCCACTGCAAATCCATGCAACACGACAAGCATGTATGGAGTAAGCAAGCATTTCGACGAAGTGTATGCTTCATTATATTGCAAGACAGCTACAGGTGTTCGCCTTCATAACGTATATGGTCCTGACCAGCGGAAAGGAACTCTTCTCTATGTCCTGATGAATCAAGAAAAGGTCAGCCTGTATAATGGAGGAATGAACACCAGATGCTTCACTTACATAGATGATGTGGTTGAGGGGTTGATATACGCAATAGGTTCAGACAAGAAGCTGGTAAACATTGTCAATCCGGAATCATGTACCGTACTTCAATTTGCGGAAGAAGTGCGGAAATACAATGGAGTTGATATTCAGTGCGTTTCTGAAAAGAGAGAATTCGACAATCCTGAACAATCTGTTGATGAAGGTATTTTTTCAGTACCTTTGGGTTACACCTCAGTCAGTAAAGGGATAGCAAAGGTTTTTGGCTGTGAGGAAAGGTAGAAAGATAAGGATTGATGACTGGGACAAACCCGCCCGCGGCTGGAGGAAATACGAAAGGTTCTGCAACATGCAGCCTAAAGTAAGAATCCACCGTAAGGGCGGGTTTTATTACATATCCCTATTCAGTAGAACGAAGGAAGGACTTTCTCTTGAGGAAATCAAGAATTCGGGTGAGTGCGCAGAAACCATTTCAGGTTCCGCCACGGAACTGATACTTTCATTGATACGGCCGGACGATGAATGGTGCATAATCACCACACCGAAGCGCAGGCACATCACAGAGTACCATTTCGCCACTGACATTTGCCAAAAAATTGCCCAGGGGGTGAAAATAAAATTCTATGAATCTGCCATGCAGTGCCTCAACAGGACACGTATCAATCCTGAGTTTTATCTTCTCCGGCCAATTAAGGAACAGAGAGTAATACTCTTTGATGACATCTGCACGACTGGAAGTACATTAACAGCAGCCTACGATTTGCTGAAAGACCGGAAACAGGTAATCATCATCGTCGGCATTAATAACCATTAGCCTATGAACAACAGGAAGTTGACGGAAAAGCAGGAAAAATTCTGCAATTATTACCTTGATTGTGAAGGTAATGCAAGTGAGGCATACAGAATGGCCTATGACGCATCAAAGATGCAGCCTGAAACCATCTGGAGCAATGCGAGCAGGATGCTTGCGAGTAACAAGGTTGCAACAAGGATAGAAGAATTGAGGTCGCAACGTGCCAAGGAATCGAAAGTGAGCCGTGATAAAGTGGAAAAGGTTCTCATGGATATTGTCATGATGGACCCGAACGATTTGTATATTGTAGATCCGGTTTCAGGGAAAATAAAGCTGAAATCTCCCAGCCAGATGCCGAAGCGCTTGAGAAATGCAATGAAGAAGATAAGTAACGACAAGGGTAAGGTAAGCTATGAGTTCAACGGTAAGGTGGAAGCGGCGAAGCTTCTGGCCAGTATGAACGGATGGAACGCGCCCCAGCAGATTTCCATCGGTGGTCAGGGAGGAAATGTCAACGAAATACGTATAGGTTTTGATTCTGACAATGAATAAAATCTAAAAAATAGAACAATATAGTGAGAAAAATTGCGAGGGTTATACAAAATATGACCTCAAAAATCTAAAGAATAGAACATTTATGCTGATAAATCACAAGAAACTCAATCCGAATGCATTTTACCTGCTGAAATATCTGAATGACGCCACACTTCGATTCATCATCTTGTATGGTGGTTCGTCATCGAGCAAGTCTTTCAGTGTAGCTCAGGTTGTGCTGATACAAACATTGCAGGACGGAGAGAATACTCTTGTGATGCGTAAGGTCGGAGCCTCAATTAGTAAGACTATTTACGAGGATTACAAGGTGGCAGCATCATTATTGGGAATCACACAATATTTCAAGTTCAACCAGAATGTAATTAAGTGTTTGTATAACGGAGCCAAGATAGATTTTTCAGGATTGGATGATCCGGAAAAGATTAAGGGTATTAGTAACTACAAGAGGGTACAGCTTGAGGAGTTGTCCGAGTTTGAGTATGCCGACCTCAAGCAGATCCGTAAGCGTCTGCGTGGCAAGAGGGGACAGCAAATTATTGTTGACTTCAACCCTATCAGTGAAACTCACTGGATAAAGAAGGACTGGCTGGATAACGAGAAACTGCATGATATCCCCATGTCTGTAGAAATTGGCGGCCAGATAATACCTGGAGAGTTGACAAAGGTGAAGTCGTTGAAGATGAACGAAGGTAGTACAATCGTGAATCCTAAGACAAAGGAAATAGAGGAGTATCCTCCCAATATGGTAGTGATACAGACAACATACCTGAACAACTTCTGGGTTGTGGGCTCTCCTGACGGAACATATGGTTACTATGACGAGCAATGCGTCATGGACTTCGAGCATGACCGGATTCATGACCCGGATTACTACAATGTGTATGCTTTGGGAGAATGGGGTGTAATAAAGACTGGAAACGAGTTCCTCGGTTCGTTCAATGTCGGAAAGAATATCGGTGAGTATCATTACATCCCAGGATTACCTGTACATCTTTCTGTCGATAGCAACGTGCTGCCGTACATATCTGTCAGTTATTGGCAGGTAGATCTGAGCACTGGAAAGAACATGTACCAGATTGCTGAGACCACGGCAGATAGCCCGAACAACAGCGCAAGGCGTGCTGCAAAACTGGTATCCAAGCGACTACAGGAGTTTGGGTATGACGATAAAATCTACCTTCATGGTGATGCCTCATCCAAAGCTGCTAATACTATTGATGATGAGAAGCGTTCGTTTATGGACCTTTTTATTGAAACACTGAAGAAGGATAACTGGATTGTTGAGGATAAGGTAGGTAAAAAGAATCCTTCCGTATCAATGACAGGTGAGTTTGTCAATGCCGTGTTTGAAAAATCACTTCCCGGCCTCAGAATAAGCATAGACGATGGATGCAGGGTATCAATCGAGGACTATCAGAGTGTACAGAAGGATGCGAATGGTGCAATCCTCAAGACAAAGATAAAGGACAGCGTAACGAAACAGTCCTATGAGGAACACGGGCACCTTACCGATACTTTGAGATATGTTGTACATGACATCATGTACGAGGAGTATTCCCAGTTCTCGAGCCGTCGTAAGCGCAACATGTATTCTGACAGAAGCGTGTTCGGATTCTTTAATCCTTCAGTGGAGTATCAATATTCAAAGAAGATTGTGTACATCATGCCGAATGTTGGAGGAAAGTTCTATATGTGTCAGGTAGCCAAGTGTGGAGACAAATGGCATGTTCTTGACCTCATTATGCGTGAAACTGCATCACTTGAAGAGATGAAGTCTGTTATATGTTCACATGATGCAGGAACTTACATCGTAGAATCGTCACCTGCTTATTTCCAAATGGCAAGGGAGCTGAGAAGTACACTTCCGGAAGTTAGGATCAAGAAGGAATATCAGGATATGGATAAGCGGATAGCTGCCACGTCTGATTTCATCAAGTCATATTTTCTTCTATCTGAAACCGGCATGGAGAATGATGAGTATATGTCATTCATAACCGAAGTATTAGATTACAATGAGGACAATATAAGTGGAGCCAGTTCCTTGCTGAGTGGTATAGCGTATACGATCATAAAATTAGGATAAACCTGATTGGTGGTGTATTTATTTGGTATTTAGTTGTTTATGCTCTGTTTTATTTTCCTTGTAAATTTCAATATTTTTTGAATTCTAACATCGTATATACCCATAATTTATCTTTGTCATATAAGGATAAACTATGGGATATTCAATTATAAAACAGGATACACTTCCAGCTTGTGCCGGTCTGAAAATGGCCAGTGAGCCACAGACGGTGTCAACGCCTAAGGGTGGTGATATTGACCGATGTGATGTGCATGAGTTATTCGCATCCCCACTGGTTTGCGGTCATAATTACATGGAACTGTTCCGTTCTGTTCCAGAAGTATTCTTTCCGATTGATTACATCGCTTCACGTATATCAGGTTCCGGATTCCAATTGAAGAAGGTAAAGGACGACAGTGTGGTCTGGGAGAACAAGAGAATGAACCAGATTCTCACAAAGCCCAACTGCCTTATGTCCTGGAACGAGCTGATATATTCCCATTTTGTGTACAAGTTGTCTACTGGAAATGCCTTCTTTCGTGCAGCCATGGGAGAAACATTCAAGAACCAGCCTAAGTGGAAATGGTGTGACAATTTCTGGGAACTTCCTGCTGATTTTGTGAATGTAGAGCCTAACATCGGTGCCGATATTCCAATCTTCGGAATAGCATCTGAAGATGATATTATCCGTTGTTACCGGCTGAATTACGGATATGTTAGTACTATGGAAATTCCTTCATATCAGATATGGCATGATCGTGACGGTTCACCTGAATATATGTCAATCAACGGGTTTCTGAAATCACAGAGCAGGTTGGCTGCTCATCTGAAACCTATTTCCAACCTTCTGGCCGTATATGAAGCTAGAAACGTCATTTATGTAAAACGTGGAGGTCTTGGTTTTTTGGTATCCAATAAGAAGGATGAAGCCGGAACTGCTGCAATGACCGAAGATGAAAAGAAGGAAATACTTGACAGCCATTTCGGCAAGTTCGGACTGGACCAGCGTAGACTTCCGTATGGATTAAGTGACGTTCCCTTGTCATTCGTAAGAACAAACCTTACTATCAGTGAATTGCAGCCATTTGAAGAAACCTTGACAGACGCTATACAGATAGCCGGAGCATACGGTATCCCTTCAGTGCTTGTTCCTCGAAAGGACCAGTCAACATTCAGCAATCAGGCCACAGCGGAAAAGGCTGTATATACATCTACCATCATTCCGATGGCCAAAAAGTTCTGCAAGCAACTTACTGCATTTCTTGGACTTGAAGAAGGTGGTTATTACTTGGATTGTGATTTCTCTGATGTTGATTGCCTGCAACAGGGATTGAAAGAGGCAGAGGAGGTTAAAACTCTTATTAATACCAGATGTAAGGAACAGTTCCTAAGTGGCCTCATCAGCATAAACGACTGGAGGGCGCAAATCAAGGAAAGCAGATTTGAAGAACCTATGTTTGACAAAACTTTGTATGAGATGTCAGACGAGGAGAGAGAGATAATAAAGAATGTAATTAGTCTTAACACAAAAAGTGAAGTTGAAAATGGAAGAGAAAACCAAGAGCCTCCAGTACAGAACGAAGGCGAATGATGTGGATGAGAAGGGTATCGTAACGGTAGCTGTGAACGGTATCGGTGTGAAAGACTCACAGAACGATATTTCTATGCCTGGTTCTTTCAACAAAACGTTGAAGGAAAATATCGGCAGGATGAGATGGTTTCTGAATCACCGTACAGACCAGTTGCTTGGCGTTCCAATCAGTGGAGAAGAAAAAGAAGGAAACCTGATCATGGTTGGCCAGCTTAACCTTGAGAAGCAGATTGGACGTGATACATTGGCGGATTACAAGCTGTATGCGGAGAATGGCAGAACGCTGGAACACTCTATCGGAGTGAAAGCAATCAAGCGTGACGAGACTGACCCGTGTAAGGTTCTTGAATGGAAGATGTTCGAGTATTCGACTCTGACAAGCTGGGGAAGCAATCCTCAGACATTCCTTGTCAATCTAAAGTCAGGTACCAGCGAGCAGGTTAAAGATGCCATTGAATTCATAAGGAAGGCGTTCAGAAACACTAATTATTCGGAGGAACGTTTAAAACAATATGATATGGAACTGAATCTACTTCTTAAAGCAATTAATGGAGGTAACGTGGTTACTTGTCCTCATTGCGGTCACCAGTTCGACTACGATTCGCAGAAGGAGGTAACATTCTCACAGCAGGTTCTTGAGAGTGCTTCAATGTATTCAAGATGGTTGACTGACCGCATTGTAAGCCAGGAGATAGACAAGCTGGAACCGGAAGTGCGTGCTGATGTCATTGCACTTATTGATTCTGTCAAGTCTGAAGGTCAGGAACTGACTGAAAAATCGGTACAGAATTTCATGGCATATGTCCGTTGTCCGGCATGTTATGGAAGAGTATATAGAAGTAACGCCTTGTTGCAGGATAATAGCACAAACATCTTCTCCGGAAAGTCTGAGCCGTTGAATGACACTCAGGATAAAACTGACGGGGCGCAAGAGGATGATGATGTTAAGAAAAAAGCCGCCGAAAGCACTTCTTTCTTCGGTCCTTTGAATAAGGTATTTAGTAATAATGATTAAAAATTCAATTTAAGATGAAGAAATTTACAGTTGCAGATTTCGGTCTTAAGACTGACGGCCTGCCTCAGGAACAGGCTACGTTTATGAAGAACATCGCACAGATGATGTGTAATGTTATCAACAAGGCGATGGAAGGTGTTATCTCATCTGAAGATATGGAAGCCAGATTGAAAAGCCTGAACGATAAACTGAATGGTTATGACGATGAGAAGTTCAAACAGCTTGCGAAGGACAATGAGACACTGATTGAAACAGTAAAAGGCCTCGGTGAAACTATCGAGAAGCTGAAATCTAAGGGTATCGGCATGGAAGTCATCAACAAGTTTGATGAGAAGTTGAACGAAATGTTGGATTCTGAGAAATTCAAAGAGTTCGCAAGTGGTAACTGCCGCAAGTCTGGTGTGTTCGATGGTTTCTGCCTGAAGGATATAGTATCAATGACTGATAACTATAGCGGTGACCATCTGATTACTCAGCAACAGAATCGTGTCGTTTCGCAGGTAGCCAACAAGCGTATCCATATGCGTGATGTTATCACTACATTACAGGGAGATCCTAAGTATCCGAATCTTGCATTCACTCAGGTGTATGATTTTGACAGAAATGCGCGTTATGTAACTGAAAATGGAAAGCTTCCTGAATCAAGTCTTAAGGTCAAGGAACAACAGACAGGTACGAAGCGTCTTGGTACCCATATCCGTCTGTCAAAGAGAATGCTCAAGAGCCGTGTGTTCATTCGTTCATTTATCCTGAAGATGCTGCCTGAAGCTGTATATAATGCGGAAGACTGGAACATTCTGTTTGGTGACGGCAATGGAGAAAATTTGCTTGGTATAGTCAACCATTCAGGAGTATTGCCTATTGAGGAAATCATCAGTGATTCTATTGTAAGTGGTACCGCAGGTTCCGTCAAGTCCGTGTCCGGATATAACTCAAACAAGGATACGATTGTAGAGTTTACCAATCCGCAGGACTTGATTCTCGATGGTATGACTATCACCTTTACAGGAGCCACAGGAATTACTGCTCTTAACAGTGCAAACCAGTTGGTCAAGATAAATGATCGGCAGATTCTATTGAAGGGAGTTTCATATTCGGAAGAGAGTTCCACTGCATCAATGACATTCAAGGTAAGTAATAGCGCGTTTAAATCTGTAGAGGAACCAAACTCTTTGGATGTTGTCAAGACTGGTTTCGCCGTAATGACATACGCTCAGTATACGCCTAATGCCATTGCATTGAATCCTATTACTGTGAACGCTATTGAGTCTGAGAAGGACACGACTGGTCGTAATCTTGGTATCATAACTACCGTAAACGGTGTGAAATATATTGCAGGTCGTCCCATCATCGAAACCAACAATATTCTGCCAGGGAAATATCTTATCGGTGATTTCAATATGGCCGCTTCGCTTGTGGATTACACTTCATTAACTCTTGAATGGGCTGAGGATGTTGAAAGCAAGTTACAGAACGAAGTTGTACTCATTGCTCAGGAAGAGGTAATTTTCCCAGTATATATGCCGTGGGCATTCTCCTATGGAAGCCTGTCTGCATTGAAAGAAGCAATCACTAAAGCCTGATGCTTATGTATTTGATTAATGGAGATAAGAAGGCTCTTGAATCTGTCATAAAAGAACAGCGTATCCGCATTGGCCGCGGGTTGATAACCATCACCCCGGCCTCGGAAGCTGGACTTGTTACTGAGGAAGATGTCGAAAAGGCATTAGAGAGCAAGCAGAAGGTTATAGATGGACTTTCTGAAGAAAATGAAAGTTACAAGAAAGAGATTGATGAACTGAAAGCCAGACTGGCAGAACTTGATTCACACGTGGATGATACTAAGGATGTTCAAGAAGAGGACAAAAAAGAGGTTGAGCAAACCGATACTAAAGAGGTTCCTGCCGAGGATGATAAAAAGGCCGATGTTCAGGACGAGAAAAAAGTTTCTGCTTCGAAAACGAAAAAATAAGGAATTGTCATGCTGATAGATGTGTCATATTTTGTTTCAGGCCCCCGTCATATTCAAAACGCCTCAACGTCAAAGACTGCTGGTGCCGATTCTTTGGCAGTAACCGGCCATATTGAAGAATATATTAAGAAGTTGCAGCCTGTTTTTCTAGAAGCCATGCTGGGGGAAAAAGAAGCAGGTTATGCAATGGATTATCTTGATATGACTGATGATGAAGAAAACGAAGATACTGAGCCGTCAAAGTATGAAATCGTATGCAACAAGCTGAAAGAGCCATTCGCTGATTTCGTATTGTTCCACATACTTCGTGACTCCTCATCGGAAGCTACGATAACTGGCAATGTCCGTCTTAAGTGTGCCAATGAGTACATTTCGCCTGTCAATGCCCAGGTAATAGCATGGAACAGAATGGTTTCAGCAAATGTAAAGTTCATCAAGTGGGCGCGTGAGGGTAATTGCCCGATTGATCTTGTTACCCAGACCAACATGTTGAATAAGATTAATCAGTTCAATTTATGAAAGGTATCGTTGAGATTATTGGAGATGTAGTAAAGGAAATGAGTGGAAACCTTACAATCGTAATGCCTGCTGACATCGAGATTGACAGGTTTGAGGAAGTTAAGAATCCGGAACTGAACTACATATTTGGCTCTGCCCAGTATGTGAAGGATAAACTTGATGAATACAGCAAAGTACCTTCAACATCAGAACGTAAGTTCCCGCTCGTTGTACTGTTCTGTCCTGTTACAGAGAAGAGAGACAGTCCGGACTATTATTCCAAGGTTTCACTGAATATCCTTATAGCATGTTCATCGACGAAGGACTGGAGTAACGAACGACGTCTGTATGCTTCATTCATCAATATTCTCAGGCCATTATATGATAGGCTGATTGAGGTAATTAGAAATGATGGACGGTTTGATATAGACTATGACAACATCATTCCGCATGATTATTCTGAAAACTACTCATATGGCAGATACGGAGCCTATACGGAATCCGGAGAGGCTGTGAGCGAGCCTATTGATGCCATCAATATCCGCTCTATGGAATTAAAGATTAAAAATCAAAGTTGTAGATAACATGAAAACAAGAAGTTGTGAATCATCTCAGATGAATACTGGAGGATCTGCATGTAAGATTGACTGGGGCAAGGTTAAGGGAGTTATTCTTGTAGAGCCCGGAGTCAAGTTGCCTGAAGACTTGACTGCCGAGAAAATGGCAGAACTATGCCATGCCGACCGTCCGAATAGAATATATCCTATCTTCCCGATATGCGAATATGCCAAGGGTGGCGGTGAAGTACAGACCAGTGCTGTCGGCTATGGTCCAAATCTGTATAACGGTCTCAATGCCCAGACAGATACCTTTACCTTGCAGAGGTTTGATGAGATGCTGAATGCCCAGTTGTTGAAATGTGCAGACAAGGAATGGGATGCATATTATTGGGACAGCAACATGATGCTGATTGGGTACAACGACGGAACTGATGTACTTGCAGGAATCCCAATGTCTACAGTATATCCTGCTTCTACGCCATTTTCTACGAGCAGTGCGAAGTCAACAATGACTGTTAATCTGTGTCATAAGGACGCCGAAGACAGCCAGAAGAACTTTGACTATGTTAAACTTGACTTCAATCCGACCAATGCTGTTAAGGGACTTACTGAAGTCATGCTTGTTGAAAAGGAAACTGGTAAGTATCAGGTCGTGGAAACTATTGGAGGATACGACAGAACGCCAGACCTCGGCAATGCTATCGCAGAAGCGGCAGCGACAGTTATGGACGGTGCTACATCTGCATCCTATGAAAACGAACTGATAACGGTTGTAGCCGGTGAAGGTGAGATCGGCATGAAATCTCCTTCAGTACTCTATGAGAATGACATCAAGTGGGTTGAATGCGTGAAAGTTGTAAAATTGGTTAAGGCATGAGAATTGATAATGTGACATTCGTCGATGAACAGGTCAAGAAATTGACGAAGGAAAAATTCATCGAAAAGCATCTTTCCGTAATCTGGCAGGACAAGAAGGAGTCAGACCGCAAGAAAGTCCTGTCTGATGTGTATGATAAGATTTGCGGCAAGCCCGATAATCAGGGGAAGGCTGCTGAGTAGTTATTGACCTATCAAGCCGGGCGAAAGTCCGGCTTTAATTTTAATTATATGGCTGATTTTGATAGACTGGAGAATGCGATACACAGAATTGCATCCGGATTCGAAAGGTCATGTATGGATTGCCTTCAGGAGAACAGTATAGAAGTTGCAGATCTTGTCAGAGAACAGCTCTATTCAGGTCTTGACGGTAATACCAACAGCCTTAGACCGGGATATTCTGATGACCCGTATTTCCATGAAACGACATCTGTCTGGCGTAACAATCCTGACGGATACATAGCATGGAAGAAGAAGATAACCCCTCCGATAACAAGCCCGAGGCTGAATTTGCCTCCAAGACCTGTTGATGTTCCTAACCTTTATATCACCGGTCCGTTCCATGAAAGTATCCGTGCGTCTGTTACCGGTGACACTCTTTCTATTGATACTGTGGGATTCGTAGATGGTCCGGATATAGTAAGGAAGTACGGGAATGACATTCTGAAGCTGGGGAAGGACGCAAGAGAGTATGTTGTACTTCAATTGCTCAAGCCTTATTTGAAGAGATTTTTTAAACAATGCGGGTATAGATAATGGGATGTGGTTGCGAGAATAAGAAGATCATGTCGGAATATGAGCATGTTGCCATGCTGGCCAAGAAGGCTGCCATGCTGGACGGATGCGTGTACGTTGTGTACAAGAAAAGTGACGGTACCTATTCATTTGACAAGGAAGGTACTAAAGTGGATGGCGTTATTGTTGAATATAAACACTATTTGTAATGGGAGATTTAAAATTAAAGGACTTCGTCGATGAAGAATCATTGAAGAAGTTGCAGGAACTTGACAGCACTATATCAGGTGTCAGACAGACTTATAAGGAAGCTGCCTCGGAACTCATCAAGGGACTTACAATAGACGTTCAGGTTAAGGGAGATATAGACAAGTTACAGACTATATACAATACTCAAGTTAAGAACATATCATCTGCATCTGATAAATTGACTGAAGCATTCGGCCGGCAGGCAGAGATTGCTGAACAGTTGATGAAAAAAATCAAGGAGAAGGCAGACGCTGAAAAGCTGAGTACCAAAGAGGTTAAGGAATTATCAAAGGCTTCCGCTGAAGCTTCCAAGGCAATGCAGCAGGCTGCTAAGGCTGAGGAAGCAATGAATAAGGCCCAGAAAGCTGCGAACACAACCAGAAAGTCTGCTACCATGACGGAAGAAGATCGCATTCGGACAATTAAGGAAGCACTTGTGCTGGCAGACAAGGAGGTACATAGTATTGATGAAGCCAATGAAGCAAATAAGAGATTGCGTCAGGCTGTTAAGATGGTACGTGATACTGACGAAGATTATAAAAACACGTTGGGTAAGCTGAATGCTACTATAGGTGTTAATACGGACTATGTAAAGCATAACAGTGACCGTTATACTCAACAGAAGATGACTATCGGTAACTATAAGGAGGAAGTCAAAGCTGCCTGGATGGAATTGAACCACCTCAACGACTCTATGGGAAGTTTAGGTATTGTAGCCGGAAGCTTTGGTGATTCCCTTCAATCTCTTGGTAATGCTGGCAGTATGTTTGAAGGATTGTCCGGAATTGGCAAGATATTCCAGAATAAGTGGCTGTTGGGACTTGGAGCTGTTGGTGCTGCCGGTGCCGGAATAGGCTGGTGGGTAAACTACAATAAGGGGTTGGTAGAAGCTACCAGACTGACACAGCAGTTTACAGAAAAGAGTGGAGATGATTTAAAAGAATACAGAACGGAGGTTCAGGCCATTGCAGACTATTACAATAAGGATTTCAGGGAGGTTCTGATAGGAGCCAATGCCGTTTCCAAGCAGTTCGGTATAGATGCAAGTGAAGCAATCAAACTCATTCAGGACGGATTTATAGCAGGTGCTGACGCAAATGGAGAGTTTTTGGATACTCTTAGGGAATATCCTGCATACTTCAAGGAGGCTGGTATAAGTGCCGAGACATTCATTGCAATTACCGCTCAGGCTGCAAAGTCTGGTATCTATTCTGACAAGGGTGTGGACGTTATCAAGGAAGGTAACCTGCGAATTCGTGAAATGACCACCGCTACTGCTGCTGCACTTGAAGGAATCGGCATATCCGCAGACAAGGTCCAGGAACAGCTCAGAACGGGACAGAAAACCACATTCGACATTATTCAGATGGTGTCTGAGCGCTTGAACGAATTACCGGATAGTGCATCTGTTGTCGGTACCGCAATTGCTGATATATTTGGTGGTCCCGGTGAGGATGCAGGACTTCAGTATATCAGAACTCTGAAAGACATTAAGACAAACCTTAGCGATGTTAAATCTACTGCTGGTGAAGTTGGTGAAGCACAGGAGAAATATCTTGAGTCACAGAAAAAACTTGCAAATGAACTTGCTGAATTATTTGATGCCACAGGAGGATCTTTTGAAAGCCTGATGACGAATGTTAAATCTGGGTGGAATAACATGCTCTCTTACATGCTGTCTGGCGTGAACTCTGCGAAAGAATGGTTAAGGGAACTTCTAGCAGATCAAGACACTCTAAATAGCTATAATGTTCGTAAGGCACAAGAAAAAGGTGTTGGAAATTTTACATCACAAGAGATGGAATCAGAGCGTAAATTGCTTGAAGATAGTACTGAGTCATATATAAAACAAGGTTATAAGCTGATTGAAGCACAAGAAAAAGCGCGCGAGGAGAGATTGAAGTTTTTAAGACAGCAGAGAGAAGATATTAAAGGATTTGAGAATCAAAACTTACAGGAAAATCTTGATTATTCTAAAAAGAAGAATAATGCAAGTTGGTTTATGCAGGCTATAGGTAAGGATATGTCTGACGCTCAATACAATCAGGCACTTGATAGAACGTATAATTCCTGGCTGGAATCAATCTCTATGGGTGCAAAACAAGATGCAAGAATTAATTATGTTTCAAAGCTGGATTTTTCTGGGAAAAATGGCAATAATAAAAGTATGGTTTCTAGCGAAACCGCTGATGAAAAAACAGCCCGTCTTGAAGCTGAAAAGTCATTGCAGGAATCACGTATAGCCTTGATGGAGGAAGGTATCGAGAAAGAACTGGCCACAATCCGTAACGGATACCAGCAAAAGATTGATGCCGTAAAAGGGAATTCGTCTGCAGAAGTTGCGTTGAGGAAGTCCTTGCAGGAAGAGATGAACAACGCTTTGTCGAAGGCTTCAGCGGAGTATGAGAAGAATCGTGCAAGTATTGACCTACAGAATCGCCTTGCTTCTGTTAAGGAAGGTAGTGATGAAGAAATGTCCATCCGCCTTGAAATCCTTGACAAACAGAAACAGGAAGAAATTAAGGCGGCGGAAAGTAACGGTGCTGACGTGAGCCTCATCGAGCAGAAGTACCTGGCTGAAAGACGTAAGATATATGAGGAATATGCGTCTGATTCTGCTGATGAGATTTCCAAGTCTGCTGCTACCGAGCAGGTCATTAGAAATGCACAATATAATTCTGACCTGAAGGAACTGGAAAAGATGCATGCCAAGAAGCTCATTTCGGATGAGGAATACGAGAAAAAGAAGGCTGATATAACTGAACGGTATTCTATTGATACTGCTAAGGCTGCTGTTGATTCGATTGAAAAACAGTTTTCTGTTGAGAACCTCAGCCAGGAGGACCGTGAAAAGCTTGCCGAACAACTCCAGAAAGCAAAGGCTGATTTGGCGAGTGCTGAAGCGGATGCTGAGATTGCTGCGATAAAGCGTGTCCAGGATGAGGAAGAAAATTCATACAAGAAAAGAATGAAGAATGCCCAGCGCTGGATGGATGTCGCAGGTGATGCAATCAGTAATATAGGTAATCTCATGTCGACTCTCTATGAAGGTGATATTGACAAGATCGAGAAAGAGCAGGATGCTAATGAGGATGCATATGATGCGGATATTGAAAGGATCGAAGCTCTTGCTGAGAGTGGTGCAATATCTGAGGAAGAAGCCGAAGCGAGGAAGAGGGCTGCCGAGGACAAAACCTCGAAAAAGAATGAGGAGTTGGAAAAGAGAAAAGTTGAATTGCAACAGAAGCAGGCGAAGTGGGATAAGGCAGTACAGATTGCACAGACCGGTATTGCCACGGCACGTGGTATCATGGAAGCATGGCAACTTGGTCCTATTCTTGGTGCTATTATGGCTGGTGTAGTTGCTGCTATGGGTGCAGTTCAGGTTGCTACCATCGCTGCTACTCCGATTCCTGCATATAAGGAAGGAACAAAAGATGGCGGACACATCGGAGGTTTGGCAATTGTCGGAGATGGAGGCAAGCAGGAAGTCGTTATATATGGTAGCCAGTCGTGGATTACTCCAGATACTCCTACTTTGGTGGATCTGCCTCGTGGAGCTGAAGTATACCCGGATGTTGATATGTTCAACTGGAATGATGTTGGAGGAAATATAACCCCTATGGCCTCTTCCGGTAACACTCCTGTGATAGTGAATAATGACTATTCTGATTTGAAGAGAGAAATGCGTGGTATCAGAAGTGACATTGGTAAAATAATGAAGCAGCAACACAGAGATTATAATAATATGCAGTATCAGATATATAAGAGTAACAGACTATGATTGAGAATATAAGTGAAATATCGTTGAAGAACTTTATCGAACTGCTGTGCGGTAATTATTCCGTATTGTTGCAAGGAGAGGAGCTTTCATCGTCAGATCTCAAGAAGAAGGCATCGGACCTTATATACGACTATAGGAAAATAGTTAATCCTTCTGGTGTAGAATCTTATCTAATGGATAGGGAAGAAGAGGTCAAAATAAAATCACGTCTGCTTGCTTTGAGAATGTGCAAGGCATTATTGTCACTTGGAGATGTAGATTTTGTAATTCATTCCATGAAGGATATGGGATATGGGAGCATTGCTGCCGAAAAGGTTGGAAGTAAGATTGACAGGCATATAGCCGAGTGTCTGTATATGCAAAAAAAACATGATGACAGATTGGAGAACAATCAAAATTCCAGACCGAATAATGTACGTGAATCTTATGATACAGAGATTGCATTTATAATGACGTATTTCAAAATGAATATTGATATCAACATTATCTCTGCCGGAATTTATGCGAATATGGTTCGGCAGGCTGACAATGAAATTAGACGAAAACTGATAAGAAGACAATAGAATCAAAGCCTTACTATAATGGTAAGGCTTTTTTTATGGCATTATCGAATTATTTTCATGCCGATTAGTAATCGAGTAAAATCACTAATCATTTACAGCATGGAAAAAAAAGACTTGTACAGACTATTGGAGGGAATTGACCTCAAGTGCGAACTTATTATCGAATCCCTCACAAGGATATCTACTGATCCAGATTTTCTTATTACCTCACTAAGAAGTATTGCGGAAAAACAGAAAAAAAGCAGTGCAAATAGTTCCGGAAAGTTATTCACTATGAAGATTGTCGGTAAAAATGGGAATGAATGATATAGTTGCCGAGAATTACGAATGGATACTTTCACAGGCTCGTCGTTATTGTCATAATATTATGGACGCGGAAGACCTGGCAGGAGAGGTTGTCTGCAAGATTCTTTTGTGCGAGAATTATGACGAATCCAGACCATTCAGGTCATGGTGTAGCGTGATATTACTGAATACTTATATTACCTTATATAACCATAACCATTTGATTGGATTTGTGTCTGTCGATAACGTTCAGCATGCATCATCTTATTATGATACTTATCAGAATGTATATACGGATGAGATAAAGCGCATAATTGAACTATGCAAAAAAAAATCATGTGCGGTAGATTGTGTTAGAATGTATTCTGAGGGTTATAGTTATGAAGAAATTAGTGTAATACACTCCATACCTGTCGGAACGGTAAGAAGTCGTATCTCATTCGCTCGAAGTCTTTTGCGTAAAGCGTTGGAAATCAGATAAAATGGCGAAGATTTAGTTTGCTTTTCTTGATATTATGGGCTATCTTTATAGTATAATAAAAAACTATAAGTCAAACCAATATACAAGAGCAATATGGAAACAAGATCTAATTTTCGTTCAAGAGTTATGAAATATGCGCATCAGATTCTTAAATCAGGCAAAAAAACATGGAGTGAATCCCTGAAAATGGCATGGCAGGTATATTTTCTTTACATGAGGATGCGCAAAGGAATGGTACAGTTCATATATCGGAAAGTTGACGGTTCTATTAGAGTCGCAACCGGAACAATGATGAATTATAGCTCTACCAGCAGTAAAAGAATCACCAAGCCATCTTATAAGACTTTTGCCTATTATGATGTTGACAAGGGAGATATGAGATGCTTCAAGATTGAAAATCTTTTATTAGTTCTGTAATATAATTGAGGAATTTTGCCGGGCATTAATTTATGTTCTGTAAAATTCCTTTCAATTTGCTGATTATGTTATGATTAAGTAATAGACATGATTTCAAGATTTTTCAATTCAATCTGTTAATTAAGCCTTTTAGATATATTTGCCCAAAAGGAGAAGGTATGTTAGGCAGATATTATCTACAATTAGGAGCAGAAACGGTTACCGTCGGAAGTGACGGATGCATTGATGTGTCTGATATGCTTGCCAATCTAAAGGACATTCAGATGTCATATAGTCGTGTCGATCTTGGGGGAGTCGTACGTAAGTGTGGAAGTACCCTTGAATTGACCGGTGATGCAAGGGAGAGAATTATCAGTCTATACGAACAGAATTCTTTATCCTCATTGGCTTCATTCGCCGTATTTTCAATAGAAAATGACTGGACATTTACAAAAATATTCGAGTGCCCTCTTGACTTCTCGAGCTTCAAGTACGACTCATACAGAGCCGAAATTGGTTGTCTGGATAATTCTGCTGCTGCCGTTATCAAGGCCAACAAGTCGACTAAGTATGACTACTCCGTAGAAGAGATATCCTCTACCAAGACATTAAAGTACGATGGTGTCAGTATACGTAATGAGGAAACACTTAGTGTTACTGGCCAACAAGATGAAGGCAGTACCTATCAGACCATAATGCTTGAAGAGCTTGACTGGTGGCTTATCCCTCCAGTTTACGTTAATTCAGAGAATGAAGGAGAGTATAAGAACTTCCTCATTCAAGACCAGCAGGAATCTCATATCAAAGGTCAATGGGCCGATGCCAATTCTCCTGAAAACACTTGTACTACTTCATGGTTCCTGGAATGTTTGTCCGATAATAGCCTCATCAATATAGAAATTTCAGCCCGCACGTTCAGCGGATTCAGAAATTATTATACTTACTTGTACAAGATATCTTCTGATGGAAGCCTTATCCGGTTGGCAAGTGCATCAGATAATGCTACTGACAAGTGGGATTCCCTGAAATGGAGCGGTGTGATGAATTCCGGAGAAAAATTACAGATTGCAATTCTCGATCCCCAGGGATCACATAATCTGCAAGGCTATGAGATACGATTCGACTACATTAACGTAAGTCTTAGCTGGAATGAGCGTGGAGAACCTATTAATATCAGTGTTGTAGAACCTGTTACATTCCTCCAGAGACTGCTTGATTCGATGAATGGAAAGCAAGGGATTTATGCTGATATTAAGGATACCGTGATTGAATCCGGAGTTGAAGAAGAAAATACAAGGCTAAAACATTCAGTCCTCGTTGCTGCGGAAAGTATTCGTAATTTTTCGAATGCCAAAATCACATCATCATTTTCTGACTTCTGTGATTGGATGGAATCTGTATTTGGCTATATCTATGTAATCGAGGACAGAGTTCTGTTTAGTGCAGAATATAATGACATTGAAAGCAATATCGTTGATTTTGGCGGTTTTGTCGACTACAAGAACATGGATGATGCCGAGGAAACTACGTCATTACCCTATTTCTCGAATACAGATGGTGTATTCCTGAAGGCAACAGTTGTCCCTGGGGTGCAGGAACCTGCCTGGAGGGCATCATTCGACGGCAATGAAGATTATCAGACAGAAGATATGGCATTCTATAAAGTGCGTACTGACAGATACTATTGCAACAAGGGAAACAATATCCTCTACATTGCAACTCTTGAAGCGAAGGAAATCGATGATGGAATCAGACGCTGGTTTGCGACTCTTAACGAATATGTCCATGGTGAGGTGTCTGACGGTGATTATAGCGGAATACTTCCCTTTGGTGGAATAGTCAATCTTGTAAGTAAGGATTCTGGTGTATATAATGGAAGCGTGTCACCTGACAACATAGTATATGTCCGTCAGGACAGACGATTCTATTATTTATCTGAAGGTATGTATTATAGTGCTTTTGCCGGATATTCTTCATACAACAAGAATAACGCTGCAAGACCTGAGTATATATACCAGTACGGACAGAAGACATATATCCTCATTGGAGAATCTCTTGTTGAATGTACGGTAAAAAGTAGTGGAAGCAGTAATAAGGTTCCATTCGTCGTTTTCAAACATCGCGATGAAGTGTTCGGTAGAGGGTCTGTAAAGACTATCAAGTCCGTATCCGAACCTCAGTACTCAGTTGCGTCTGACAGAATATATTCGTCTATCCAGATAGGATATAGCAAGCAGGACTATGATCTCGGAAATAACGGCAAGGATGAATTTAATTTTACCGTCAACTACACGACTGGTGTACTGCTGTCCGACAAGCAACTCTCAATGCTTTCGCCTTATCGAGCTGACTGCTATGGATTCGAGGAACTTGTCGGAAAGAGAGGGGAAGATACCAGCAGTTCAGATTCTGACGAGCAGATATTCGCAGTCATGTGTCATCTCGAGGATTCGGTATATATTATTGACAGAGAAATTGCCATTGAAGGTTCTTATTCTGATACGGTATTCAATGCCGGATATGCTCCTGTTTACATGGTTGAAGCAAATAAAAGGTATCTTGCCTCATTTACTGATGAATTAAAATTCGCCTCAACTACCGGAAGCTCTGGAATTTCGCTGGATGGCAAGAAAGTTATTGATGATATAATGCTGGATTCTCCCTTGCTTGGTCCTGGAAACCTTTCCTTTCAGACTGATAACTATCTGATCCCTGAAAAGTGGAACGAAACTCTTGTTAAGATAGAATGGGACGGAAAGACGTACACCGGCTGTCTTGGTAATCTTGATTATTGTACATCCCGTGAGAATGCATTTGAATATGAATTGATAGAAACAGATTGAATATGTATATAGTAAGCCCTTTTACCCCGTTGTTTTTCTCCCCATCCTCAGATGTGTCAGGATGCCAGAGCCGATATATGCAGGTTTTTGCGCCGACTGACCAGATTCTTGTAGAGGTGATAGCGCGGTCAGAGTCACGTACTATTACTGGTAAAATTATATCTATATGCGAAAATTCAGAACAGGAAATCGAGTGGAATGTGTGGTCAATGAACGAAAGTGATAAGCTGTATTATTATGTCATTACAGGACTGGAGGACGGGTATTACATTGTTAATGTTAATAATTCTCAGTCCGAGCCTTTCAGAGTTACATCAGATGAGTCTGTGCTGAAGAATACTACTCTTATACAATATTCCAGCAAGGACAACAAGGATCGTCAGGATGCAATATTCTGGGTATCGGAGCAGCAGATGTTCTTCGACTGGCGCGTGCATGGTGGGTTCAAGGACAGCAACTGGAGCTTTGGTGTTGACAACGAACAATTCACCAATTCAGAGAATGACCTTTCGGAAATATATTCACGAGATTATACGATGAAAACGTTTACCCTTGGAGGAAATATCGGATGTCCTATATGGTATGGAGAACATTTGAATAGGATTCTTAGCTGCACCTATGTATACTTCAATGGAAAAAGATATATCAGGTCTGAATCTAATGTCCCTGAAATTAATCAGGTTATCGAGAATGCAAGAAGCTATGTCTTTAACCAGATTCTAAGGGAGGTCCAATTTGTGGATTATACTGAATCAGAGAATATACTGAAGATAAGACGGGTTCAGGACAACAATATGCGACAATATGATAATAGATTGCTGATATTATGACGGATTTAGAAAAACAGGAAATAATTGACTCTGTCGTATCATTCTTAAAGAAGGACAGCCTAACTATTGACCAGTTGGCTAATACGGATGTCCTCAATTCCGAAGATATGATTGAGTTGAATAAAGGAAGGAAGGTATCTCTTGATGCTCTCAGGGAATTTATTCGCGGGTATGGTATCTATCTTGAAATAATCGGTAAAAATGATGATACCTTGCCTTCTGACAATAATGTATTTTCTGCAGTTCGTACTCTGTATGAGATTTCTAAAAATACAGAAGAACTGAAAAAGTTGTTCTTGAGGAAAGACCAGTCGGACGGCACTAACTTCTTATTGAAGTTCGGAAATTTTATCGACTCTTTGGTGACCGGCAAGGGTGCTGGTATATATCCTGACGGCCGCGGGCAGTTCGAGAGACTGGAGGTGCGCAGCGCTCTGGTAGTCATGCAGTTGCTCATCAATGAGATTCAGGCAATGGCAGGTGACTTCTCCTTCAGCGATGCTGGCTGTATTGAGAAGGTGGAGGACTTGGGAGAAGGCACGTATAAGCTGTGGATGGAGAAGCGCACAGAGTTTGATGTGACGAATTTCTCGGAGAATGACGTAATGTACTCAATCGTCAACAACCTGCTGACTGGAGGCACGGATTATTACACAAGCTGGTTCCGCTGCCTGACAAAAAACGTCAACGACAATACGCTCACCGTGGTGCTCTATCCCGACAGCGAGGTGCCAGGCGGAAAGAACTATCCTCCGGTAGCCGGATATAACGTCACCCGACGTGGTAACTCTGTATTGCCGGACGCCGGGGAATTGAACGAGCGGGCGCAGAGTTGGCTTCTTTCCAGCCGAGAAGGACGAATCATGTTTTTGGCTAATGTCTACAAGCCGATACTCGAGGATTACAACTATGCCATCAGCATCGGAAAGTTCCCAAACATCGCTGCCCTGGATAAGCTACCAGTAACCACCAAAGATGTGGGCGTCATGGCAAAAACCATTGTCTGCGAGAGGCTGTACCAGTACGATTACAACGGTGACGTGATTTCCAACAAGGTGGACCGTGGCGAATGGTCACTATCCGTGGCGCAGTCGGAACAGCCGTATCGTTTCATCCAGAACGAGAAGATATACCCGGACGGACAGCACACCTATACGGAGCTGGAGCAGCACACCGTATATCACTACGGTTGCAAGTGGGGTTGTATCGTAGACAAGACGCAGGACGAGCCGATATGGAACTCTCCTTCGTGGGTACTGCTTGAAGGTAGCAAAGAATATAAAATATCTTTTAAATCTACAAATGGAGATAAGTTTTTCCTGCCCCAGGTCAATACCGATTTATCTATTATCGTCAGCTATGGAAACCGGGATATAACCGAAATCCTGATGGCGACAGAAGGCGTAGAAGTCGAATGGTTACGTGATACGGGGAATGTGCCTTCCGATAATACATGGAAGCCTACTTACGTAGACGGGCAAAAACATGTAATCCGGCTAACCCGTGATGATATGGGTAGCGGATGGGGTTATGAATACCGCAAAATCAGTTTTATTTGTCGGGTGTTCATTCCGGTTGGAGAAGACTTTGAAAAAGTGGAAAACAGTATCAATATCAAAATATAGATTATGAAAACAGTATTTGTAAGGTATTCGGTTCATGAATATATTGGAAAAGCTATTAATGGAACTTTATCTAAGGAAATACATATTTCCGATATAATTGATATAGAAGAAGATAAAGTATATGATTTGGAATACATTAAAGATAAATTATCAAAAATGTATGGTTTCTTTATAAATGAGATAGAAATTAAATATATAAAACCATGGCAATAAATACGAATGTAAAGGACATATCGGTACATGTAGACCCGATTTCCTTCATTGCAGACATTGAGATACTGAGCGGGAATACCGCACAGACCTATAACCAGGACACTAAAGAATATGAGCCGGACCGTTCGCTTGTACCCTGCGTGCTGATGCCTTACGTACAGGTGTCCGACCCTGAGGGGGTGATGAACGGTAACAGGATGATTACGGGTGTGGAATGGTACGAAGGATCTCCGAAAGCGGACGGTAGCAACCGTATATCGAACAACGACAATTATGTCATATCCGACACCGGACTTCCGACCTATTCTTTGAAGGTGAAGAAAAATGTAGAGCCAAATACTCCGATAGATATCTTTGCCATCTTCACGATTACGGATACCCGTAGGAATACGGAAGTTAAAGTGGAACGCAGCGTATCTCTATATACGGCCCTATATGATACAAAGGTTCTTAACATGCGGTTGATGGACCAGCCCCAGGGATGGTTTATCGACCCGACAAGGGAGAAGGCCGACTCATCCGGAAGATGGATGCACACCATTACGGCGCAGCTCTTCTCTGGAAAGGATGAAGTGCCGGATGCAAATGCAGCTTATTGGTGGGAAATCAACACAGACAATTCTACCTGGCGTCAGATTACACAGGACGAACTGGACATCTTCATATCCGGCAAGGATAGCAACGGGAACTGGACGAAAGCGCTCACCTTCGACGCTCGTTTTGTGCGTACGGCAGCATTCCGTTGCCGAGCGGCATATTATACAGGTACACGCCCTTCTGCTCCGGAGTTGGAGAACCTGCAGGTAACATCCACTGTCAAGGTTGAAATGCCGAAGACGTTGAGAGCAAGCATACGGCAGCTTTCAGGAGCAAAGATAAACGCCTCGATGAGCACGACTGTCAGGTTTGAATGTGTTCTGACTGACAACAAGCAGGTGATAACCTACAATGACAAGCTGTTCTCTATTGTCTGGAAAGCAAAATCCGGAAAAGCGGGCGTGTCTGACAAGACAATCGGTAAAGGTAATACCATCAGCTTTACGCCTTCATCCTTGGGATTCGATAAGGCATATTCCATGGCCGTGTATGCAGAGGTAAAGATGTATGCGGTCACGGCGTTGGTAATCAGCGGGGGTAAAGTAATGATTAATAACAACAAGGCTGTCATAGCCACAAAATTTGAATAATATGGGATATCTACTTGTTAAACCTGAAGTGCTTGAATCAAAAGGAATCAAGTATTTCGAACGTATGCCGGACGGTAGGGCAATTGCCGATTTCTCCATGTTGCGGGTAATAGGTAGCGTAGGAGATGTACAGATAGTATCTTCTGCTGAGGAACTGAAGAAGATGATTGAGGATCAGAAGGCCAGCGGACAGTATGAAACTGTCGATACAGAATCCGGTACACAAGAAACGGATGGAGATAATGATGTAGTTGTGCCTGATATGGAGGAAGGAGGTGAATAATGAATCTGGAAGGTGGATTTACACTAATTGGACTGATGGATGGTACAACTATAAACGGATTCATCCGCGTAGAAGGAACCCCTCTTGTACAACGGTACAACAAGGGGACCAGTCAGTTTATCCCTGATTTTGAAGGACTGGCCGACAACATAAAGCCGACTTTGGTAACAATTCTTCGTGATGTGGCGACCGGAGAAATTATGATTCCTCAGGAAATAACGTATAAGTACAACGGGGTAACACTCACTTTCGGCTCTGACGGACTTTCTACGAACAGCGGAATGACTGGATATTTCAAAAAAATAGACAATTATTCGGCGACAATCGGCTCCCAGTCCTACCAGTTGACTGCATTGCGAGTAATGAAGAACCTTGTCCCTATATCTGGATACGACAACGACCGTATCAGTGTATCTGGTACGATAGAGGTAGGCGGACAGAACATTTCATTCAATGAGCTGTCGAAGGATGTGGTTATACAGGAAATGACAGGCAATGCCTACGATGTGATTATCTCGGATGACAAGGGCGGTGCCCTGACAGAGGCCGGTGAGTCACTGACATGTACTGCTACACTCTACAAGGACGGCGTGGAAGTTACGGATTATTCCGGTTATACTTACCAATGGGTAGAACTTCTCGGTACCGGTGACTCGAACTGGGGTACTTCACGTACACAGAAAGTCACTGCAGGTGACATTGATAACATATTGAAACTTCGTTGTGACATTAAGTCAGGAGGCAGTGTGATAGCCTCCGGTTTCACGCAGATAACCGACTATTCCGATCCGTACTATGTAGATTTCAACATTACGGGGATTACGGGTAATGCAATTCGTTCCGGTGAAACGGCAGTCGTGAAACCCGTAGCGCGGAAACGTTCAGACGGCACGGACGGAGGCGTGTCAAACTGGGACTGGAGCATAAGAGATAATGCTGGAAATACTTTTACTCTTTCTGGCAAAGAATCTGGAATATTTAATGCTGCTACGGCAAGTATAAGCTATGCGGACATTAAGCGCGCTGGAATGGGTATCAGTGGAAGTGTAAGTGCAACAATTGAATAAAGGAGGTTATATGATAGCTACAGGTGATTTCTCTTTAATAGGGGTGCAAGACGCTGTAATAAATGAGTCAATTTATAAAAGAACAGCGCAAAATGTAAAGCCTGAGACTCCCGTTTCTGATCCAGGTAAAATACCTGAAGGATGGAGTGCTACAATGCTTGATGTATCAGCATCATTCCCTTATTTGTGGGAAAGTCAAAGGACAAGAACAGAAATGTATTCGTCGAATGATATTTCTAATGCTGTTTTGGTGTATACAGGTTATAGAATCAGCAATACAGGAAATAAAGTTTCGGATGCGAATTACAAGTATAGCGATTTTATCAAACTTTCTAAAGATCAGGTTATAGAAGTAAATACAGCGGGAAGTTCTGTATCGGTTATTTCATTATCTAATGGAAGTGCAGCTTTTACACCTGTTAAGACCTTGAACAATACTGTTCCACAAGTTTGTACTTACTTGGCAGATGAAGATTGTGAGGTTGTGGTTTGTGTTAAGACAACTTCTGCTTACAGCGTTAAGATATACACTGCAAGTTATGGTGCATGGTCTACACCGACTCTTAAAAACAGTTGGGGTAAACAAGGAGCAAAGATGAGAATGCGTACATGGTCATCAGATACGGAATATTTGTCCGGAGCAGATGGCGAAGAGTTTTATGACGTTGTTGTGTATAATGATAAATTATATCTATGTACGAAAACACATACATCTGGTCCTGACAATAACCCTTCAGCTTCCATATCAGGTTATCTAGGGTATTGGGAGAGCGCACAGGAATGGACTTTTGTTGCGACAAAGTTGCTTTTAGCTGAAAAAATTAAGGCAAGTCTGATTGATGCGGATGGTATTAAAGCAAAGAATGTGGATATTGAAGGGAAGATAACCGCAACTTCTGGAATGTTTAGTGGAGATATTAATATCGGGAATGGCGCTAATCAAATATCTCAAGATGGAAGTGGAAGTTTAGCTAAAGGTAATATCTCATGGAATTCTACTGGATATTTAACATTAGCCAAAGATGTGAGATTTGAAGGATTTATTAAGCCAGGCTCAGTGGTTTATGCAATCCTAGAAAAGGATGGTTTATATACTTTTGTTTTAGATTCTAAGCAAAGGGGAAATTTTGTTATGATAAACACGGCGCATGATGGAGATTCGTTTCTTTTACCGAGAGGTGAACAATGGGAGGGCGCTTACTTTTATGTATATAATTTTTCAAACACATATAGCTTAAAAGTTGGGGCGGAAAAAATACCTCCTCTCGGTGCTGGATTGTTTTGGGGAAGTAGAGTACCATATGCACAATCTGCAACTATATGGACTACTCTGGCTATCAGCAAGTCAGATGGTGTTTTAGGTGTTGTATATGAAGATTATAATCAATAGGAATATTTTTAAACATTAAAATTTTAAATAAATAGATTATGGAAACAATAGATTTTAACGAAGTAATTAGAGATAATATTGAAGTTGTGGGAGGACTATTGCCTGTTGTCACTACAGAGAGAAATGGATTGATGGACAAAAATGACAAAACATATATGCCTTTATCCAGCTCAAATGACTTTACTTACATTGGTAGAATGTGGTCTAAAATAAGTTCAAATACTAATTGTGATTCTATTATTGAACTGATGCTAACATCGAATGGATATGGTATAGCCTATCTATTAATTGATTTTGAAATATCACGATTGACACAAGAGTTTAAGTATAATACGATTTATAAAAGTGGTAATTTATTAGATAACGTATTAAAGTACAAAATTGTAGATGGTAAATATGTAGACATATATAGTTATCGTAGAGGAGTAAAATTATCAGGGAGAATAAAGACTATTGGCAGTGGGTCTGTTTTTGAGCTTTACATGTCATACCTTGATAGTTTACCAGATGGGGTACAAGATATAGTTTTAGAGTAAATTAATCTGGTATTTTATAATGTGTTAGACAAAATATAAGATATAATAGGAGGCGTTTAGCCTCCTATTCTTTTGGATAAAATTTCTCCCACGTGTTATACTTTTCTTCGCTTCCTAGATCCCAGTTTCCTGTTCTAATATAGACTCCTCCCTGTTCGGAAAAGAAAAACTGCAATACAGAGTATTTAGAGCCTCCTTTTCTAGTTAAATTACAAACCATACCTGTTGAATAAGGTACATTTGTGCTTCCATTTACTGTTTTAAAAATTGAAAAGGAGTCCTCAATAGATTCCTTGTAGATTAAATTTGCATCCATAATTCCCTCTCTAACCTTAGGAAGCACGGAATATGATAATCCCCTCTTTGTACTTGTACCTTGAGGCAACAGTCCTCCCACTGGGATAATCCCTTACAAAATTGTAATGAAAAGTTCCCGTGGGAGAACTGATCGGCGTAGCTAATTCAACTCAAAATGGCCTTGTATCTAAAAATTGGTGTTTTCCGAAAGGAATGGCTGTTACCCCAGAGCAAGAAATAGACAATCTTGAAGCTGGTATATATTCTGTTGGCGCTGGTAACAAAAATATACCCGATAGCACAACTGGAGTGCTGTTTGTTGATACGGATTTGACATACAATTACAAGCTACAAAGATTTTATGACAAAAAAGGCAATAATAAATACCGAATAAATACAGATTCTTCGTGGCAAGAATGGAAATAGGAGGCTATCAACCACCTAAACCCATCCACTCCATTTACCTTGATTCGTTCTATTTCTTGTTTTTGTCAAGGAGCTAAATTCATCGAAAACAAGTTGTCTAACACAACCGCCAGCAGGATAAACTACTAAGATTCCATATGTTGGAATACCAGATGTTTTATTGTTGTTTAAATAATACCATCCGGCTTTAACACAATCATCTAAGTTAGTTCCAGCATTGATGTTTCCTCTATAAAAAAAGCCATCTTTACTCTGTAATCCGTTTTGGTTAGTATTAGCTGTCCCGATAAGTCCTCCCACGAGCCGAATTT